ACCGCCTTCTTTTGCATCAAGGAAGCTGTTTCTTACAACAGCACCACTCTTTACAAATTGACTGCGCTCTTTGATTGCCTCTTGAACATAACGAGACAAATTATTTCTCTTAACGATGTCTGCTAAAAGGACACCGCCAGAGTAATTCTGAAACGGGGCTGCCATTTCTTTCTCCTAAAGAATTACGGTTTAATTGACCGCCAAGTCACAGACTTGGTAGCAACACTTTCCACTTAAATCACAGATTTAAAGATAATTATCCCCATAAGTCACAGACTTATTTGTTAGATAATCATCGGAAATTGTGTTACTGAGATGCCTCTCTTTGCAGCACAGCCGCTAGATCAGGGTCTTGACTAGATAATATCATTTGTTGAGTGAGATTGCCCGTCTTCCAAGGGTTTTCAGATCCAGGGGCAACATTAGATGTAGGACTAGGCTTTGCACCCATTCCAGCAGCACTACTTGCTTTAAAATGATGCTCCCACCCACTACCAGGATTCTTCAAGTTATTAATATACGTTCCTAAATCTTGTTCAACACCACCATTTAAAATAACAGTCCTACCATCACTACTCTTTTGCAATTTATCTTGCAATAAAGAAAGAGTTTGGTCAGCACTAATCGCTCCAGCATTACTTAATGCAGATAAAGCAGTATTTCGAGTAGCAGCATTCTCAGTAGAACGTTTTAACTCATCAATTTGACCTTTTAAAGCTTCAATCTCTTTAACTTTGTCTTGATTTGTTTTGTTAGCTTCTTCCCAAAGAGGCTTGTATTCACCTTGATTTTCAAGACTTTTTACCCTCTTTTCATCGGCTTTTTTATACATTTCATCGACCTTTGACTTCAATTCGCCAAAAGATTGTTCAGCCTTTTCCCTCGAAAGTCTTTCTTGGGCTAACTCATTTTTTAACGCATCAACATCAATTGTTGGTGCTGGAGTTGTCTGTGTAGCATCGGTAGCAGCCACAGACTGCTCAACAGGAGCCACAGACTCCTGCTGGATGACTTTTTCTTCCATGTTTATTCAGTAATAACAGCTTTAGGTTCAGTTTTTGGTGCTGCTTTTGCTTTTGGTGCAGCCTTTTCTACTTGTTTTGGAGGACAAGCAGGAGGATTTATATCCTCAAACCTCATTTTTTCGATTGGCATGAAAAATAATGCACGTATCTACTATTCTAATGTATTAATTGATTTGAGCTTCGTTCGCAGTAGGAAGAACCTCACCTTGTACTAATATTTCTCTAAATTCTTCTCGATCAATTACATTTTGATCAAATAATGACGTTAAAGCAGTTACATCTTGTCCAATTAAGCGATCAATATCAAAATCACGACTAATTTTGATCTCAGGTGGCTCTAATCCTAAATATTTAGCAGATAAATCAAACGATTTTTGTATTTTTTGCTCTAAATCTAAGGAAACCATTGACAACATGGAATTTGTATCAACACGGTCTAATCGTCTTGCATCTGCTGATTCTGCTACAAACTTTTGCTGTGATAACGTGCTAATTCCTAATGTTGCCATCTGAAGCTGTAATTCTTGTATCTCTGCACTCTGTGCTTCAAATGCACTACTCGCTGGCTCGACATAATACACTTTATTTCCAGGCTGCGTTGCCATCGCATAGTTAACACTGATACTCATGTCCTTTGTTTGATCATCCCACCCCTCTAAAACGAGCATTGGTTGAGAAGCTACGTGCAAACTATGGATTAAGTCAGCTTGACGTTGAAAATGCGCTAAATTCAAATACGCAATATCTAATAGCGGTGGTTTACTTGTCATCGTATCTGTCTTTCCTGCGTAAACAGTCACCAAAGGTACTTCACCTAGAGAAAAATCTCCTCCGCTAACTAATTCATAATCATTTTCATTCTCTGCTGAGTCGAAATTGCCTGCATAAGCAGTTCCCTCAACATCAATTAAGTCTTTTCTTGCCTCTTTCTTACGATAAATACGATATTCTCCTGGCTCAATCACCCTGACCTGATCAAATACCTTCTCACCAAACTCACCAATTGGGACAACAGCTTTTTCAGCAATTCTTACCTGTATTAACTTTCCATAATTCACTTCTCGATCTAATCTCCATCCATAAATATCTGCTGGATCAATTTCTATCCAATATGGTCTTCTATTCTGCTCCCTCTCTTCAGCTAAACTCTTCGCTCCCGTAGGCGCAGGAAAATCTATCAAACTATGACTCTGACCATAGGTCAAAGCACAAATCAATAACCTCCTCGCATACTCATCTAAGTCCGATCCACATCCATCAACATCCTTAACAAAGACGTCAGTCCAATAGGGATCACCAACAATAGTAATTGGTTTCCTTAATATCAATCCTGTCGCAGCTCTAATTAATCGTTGCGTGTAAGGCGAAAATACTGCTCGATTTACTCTCGATAAATACGCTTCATAATCTTCCCTCGGCTCTAATGGTAAAAAAGCTTCAGAATTTGCTCTCAAATATTCCGTTCCCTGACTAACCGCTTTCATAATTTCCCATCCCCTAACCATGTCCATCACAGCTCTTGTTCTCGTAAATGGACTATCTCCTCCACCTACAAATGTAGAACTTACAATATTGGTACGAATTGGTCCTGGTACGCTATACGTCATCTAACTTGTTAACGAATACAACATTATCTCTATTCTAAGCTCTATTCCTCTGGTTTCACTGTCATCTTATTTTTTAGACTTGCTTTTTTTAGCAGAAGTTTTCTTTTTCCCTCCTTTTACTTTTGCTAGGTAGCCTTCGCATCTTTTCGTTCCAGCAGATTTCTTCATTTTTCTAGTAAATTCTGTAACCAGTTTGCCCTAAAGTTTCAGGTTTTGCCAAGTTAAATTGTTGGAGACATAAATAGCCGAAAGCGTCAAAAGCGTGGTCAACACCAAGGTTTTTATTAGGTAGTCCCGTGTTGGGTGCATAAGTCAGTGTTCTCAGGGATTTAATTAGTTCTTTGCAGCGTGGGTGAATAAGTGTTCTTCTAGTTGCGTTTGCGTCAAATAAAGCAGTATTAACGGCGGTGATTTTATCTCTTATTTTCCACGGTGCTTTGGGGCTTGAAACATTAAAACCACTTCTTCTTAAAATGCTATGGTCGGTTGCTCCAACTCCGCTAGTTTTCCTCGCTCCTCCTGTTGGGTCAGGACATGCTATTACTCTTCGATCAAGCCCATATCTGCGGGTGACTTCTTCTGCAAAGTCCCATGTGGTTGCCCCACCTGTGAGCATGATTTCGTCAAAAACATAAAGTGTATCCGAATCTTTAACAGCGCAGATCCCTGACATTGGGTCTACGTTGAAATCCACTCCTAAAAGTAGAGGGGCGATGGAGATGTCTTTTGCATCTGTAGAGATGTTTTCGTCAGAGAATGAGACTGCAACGAGACCCGTGAGATTCTCGAAACTGGCTTCAAATTCTTGGCGGAATGTACGTTGGTCGAGTTGAGCACGGGCAGCTTGGACTTCTTCTGCGGGTACGTTACCCCCTTCTATTGTAGTATAACTCCAACGGACCCATTCATTTGTTGGATCGTCTGGGACGTAGCACCATAAATCGTAGAACCAACTAGCCGTTCCATCAGGCGTACTTATGAAGAGTGCCCATCCTTGTTTGTCGGCTAGGGCGGGGCGGATGACTTGGAACCAGACCTCGGAATCCATGAAGGCGGCCTCGTCAAGTACTACACCTGCGAGGCTTCGGCCACGGAGGGCCATTGCGTTTTCAGTTCCTTTTAGTTCGATCATCGAGTCGTTGATGAGTTCTATCTTTAAGTCAGTCTCATTCTTGGACTTGACCCACTCTCTTGGGACTAGCTTTTTTATTTCTTTCCAGGCAATATCTTTTGCCATCCGATATGTTGGGGCGCAGTAAAAGTAGGTTTCGCCTGGTCTGGAAATCGCCGCTTTGAGTAGTTCGATGCAGGAGAGGTATGATTTTCCGAATCTTCTTCCTGCTACAAGAACACGGAAACGTTTGTCACTATTGAAGACCTCTCCCTGTGCCCAACGGAGAGAAAGTGGTTGTGTTTTTACGCTCATGTAATACAGAGTACCTGTTTTTTGTACCAATACCCCCTGTGTTTATCGACTATTTTTCGGTTTGCGGGTTATTATTGTTTTATTACTAGATTTTTGCCTGTGACTGAAGCGGTTTTTGGAGAAATAAACGGCCCACTCGTTCCAGTAAATGAGGGGGTGGTTGTTAGGAAGAAAAATCCTGGGAGATCTGCGGAGAAAGTGATTGAGGCTAGGCAGCATCGACTCTACAAAAGGCAGTTGGAGGGGCTGACTGTGAGGCAGTTAGTTTTAGACCATGCGTCTAAGGAGGGAGTTTGTACGAAAACTGCTTGGAATGATTGGAAAGCGGTTAATGCTTGGACGGAGGAAGATTGGCAGAAGGATCGGGAAAATATGATTTCCCGTTTGCAAAGTATGAGGATTCGTTTGTATGAAAAAGCGATAAGGAAGGGGCAGCTTCAAACTGCGGCGCAGATTTTGGATTCTCTTGGAAAGGTTGTTGGGGAAAGTGTGGAGAACATTAATATTAACGCTCCAGAATTATCCATTAAGGTTGAGCCTAAAATTGGATGAGGTGGTTGTTGGATAAGGTTGGTGGCTTGTTTGTTTATAGATCTCCTAAGCCTCTTCAGGGATACTACAATATGTTACTACAGTTACCTTCGAGAAAGCTGAAAGCCCTTGCGGGAACTAAGGCTCATTGTAAAAAGACTAAATTGGTTGATATGATCTTGACGGATACGAAACGCTAGTGTAGTATATAGAGGTAGTACATAAGAGCTTATTTTCGGATGTATCAGTAGGTTCCCCCCTTCAAGGGGCAAAAACGAAAATTCTCCTACCCCACCCCACCCAAAAGAAAAAAGAAAAGTAAAAAGCCCCACCGATTAGGCGAGGCATGGGAGCGACTAGGCGAGCATTGAGCGGATGTCTTGAGCTGTCTCTTTGGTGAAGTCTTTCACATCCTGTTGGACCTGTTGACGAAACTTAGAGATAACACCTGACCAGCCTTGGGTCTCTTGCCTGTTGGCTCTGTCGGTAGCCTTTGCGAGCTTGCCGTTGAGCTGGTCTTTATCTGCCTGGAGTTGGTAGATAGTGGCAAGTAACACATCCTTATTTAGTCTCTTAGCCTTCACATAATTTGCATCAGTTGGGGCTAGTGTTGAGAGTCTTGGGAAAGTCATTTTGTTTTGGTAAGGAGTTGATAAAATTTTTCTCCTTTCATTTATTACAATAATCGGTATTACTTCATTGTGCTACTAAACTTAACACTAATTAACAAAAGAAGAGCTTACACTATGACGAGCCATACAGACCAGGACCACAGTGCGAGCGATTAGAAAGTAATACAAAAGAGATGAGGAAAGCATCTCAAGAGAAAGAGGAAAGAAAGAGAAGAAAAAGCGGCTTAATTAGTTAACTACTAACTGCATAAGGTGAGCTTATTTCTGGCTCTCTTATTCCGTGTAGAGAGCAAGCAAGATCGACGTGAGCAAAGGTTAAACTCTCAGTTGATCTCCTAAAGTAAAGATAGTGCTTACATCTTGGATCAGGTTTCTTAACATCCTTAAACCTGTAAGGAATAAGAGTTAATTTCTCCAAGTTGTATCTCTTAGATTGAGTTCTCCTACCAACTTTGTAAGCTCTTTCCGTTGGTGTTGAGTTCATACAATCAGAAGAAGTAATCAAAACTATTTGATTAAACTTTAGTTTTTTAAAAGTTTCGTACATTTACTTAACTCCTAAAATTCTGAGTTTTGCCTGGTTTGCTTCATGTTGGCTAACTCTAAATCCGCCAGTGTCGTGCTCTAATTTATCAAGATAAGTTTTTGCTCTGTGAAGAGTTTCAAATTCTTCAATCCTGTAGATGTCTTTTTCATTAGCAAACCGCACAAAAAAAGTTCTGTCTTTTTCGTGGTGAACTACTTCATGCTCTCCGATTCTTTCATATTTGAAAATCTCAGAAGTTATGAAATAAGTTCCTGCCTCCGTGACTTTTACAGAGTCATAAGCTCTAGATTTAAAAGCATTCATTTGACACTTGGAAAAGAAAGCTGGAAAAGCTTTCCTAATCTTTGAAATAGTTGTGAGCTGGTTAGCGGTCATTTTTGGGTTATTGGTGGACCTATGTAATACAATACAGACACCACGCCAAAACGTCAACAAATCCAAAAAGTGGGAAAATCCCAACGGGAAAAAAGATCAATTTTCCCAAAGCGTAAAATTATGTGCTACATTATCCGTAAGTCAACCAAACCCAAAAAGTTATGGCTACAAAATTTTTAAGCGGTCCCAAAATAGACCAGCTCAACAAAGCAAGAGAGCAAGCTGGAGAGCTTACGGGATTAATAGAAAATCTCCCCGCTTGGATCTTTAAAAAGGGTGACGCTCCAGAAATGCTTAATTGCTTAGACAGAATCAGAGCAATCTTAAACACTGCCGAGGAAATCAAAAAATGAGATACAGACCAAACGCTCCAGTAGTTTCTCAAATTAAACATGCTGTCGATTGTGGTTACACAATCCACTGGGCTAATGAAAGCTACAAAGTAGTTAAGGATTCACTAGGACAATATCTGATTAAACATGAATCAGGTCATTGCATAGGCTTAACTCATAAAGACGGAAAAACCCTAAACGGTAAAGACTGGCAGTTTTTTAGGGCTGACTTGCCAAGGTGGTACTCATGAATAGACAAGAAAGACTCGACTACATAAGGCAAGAACGAGCCAGGCCGCTTATGAATGAGGACGGCTCTTTGAATGAGTTCAAAAAGTCAAAAGCTCAAATTTTAGAATTCCTCCAAAGTCAAGGAGCGAGCAATTCAAGAATTTATGCAGACTGGAAAGAGCTTGACGATGAGTTCTTTGATGAGCCACAAAACACGCTCCCAACTGTGGGAGCTGATAACGAATTAATTTTTTCATCATTTCGTTGGGCAATCATGAAAGCAAAAGAAGAGCAAGACACTGAGAAGTGTTGTTCACATTGCTCAAGTTTTGCCAACGCCAAAAAAGCATTGAGAGCTATCTAATGAGTAACCACGATCACGCAATTCACACGCTCCAATGGTCAACACACATAGAAGTTGACGAGCCGGACGGTGTGACCTATTACAACGGAACAGATTTTGAACCGTCAGAAGACTTGAAAGAGAAAGTCAAAAAAGCTTGGGAATCTTTTGAGGCTCAAGCTCTTGAAATTGGATTCGACCCAGAAATTCACAGAGTCGCTTCATACGATCCAGGGGAGGGTAGTTTGTGGGGTCACGTTGCCCATGACTTCATACTCACCGTTAACAGGCACGGATCGGGGTTCTGGGACACTGGGAGATATTCCGAACCAATGGCAACCAAACTCACAGAGATTTGTAGAAAGTTTCCTGAGATGGAAGTCTACTTATCTGATGACAATCTACTGGAGGCTTAAAGATGGACCCTAGAGAAAAACAGTTCTTAGAATCCCTGGAGGCTTACGAGCCAACAGGGGAGGAACTTGAGCAAATGAGGCTAGACCTTGAGGCGCAGGATTATCATAATTCTGCCCTCACTCCAGCCCAAAGAAATTCTTTACACAAATGAGAAAAGTAGAAATCTATTACTCCGATTCATGGAAAAAAGGAGCTGACCTTTTACTAGATGAAAATGAGCATATTCCTTTTAATCCTGGGTATTACTGGGAGCTACACGTGCCAGGGTGGGAGCTTGAAGAAATTCAAGGCAGAATGAATGTCTATTTTCCTACTTATAGGCACTACTCAAATAATGGTTATGAGAGATTTGTGAATGATTACCAGGCAAGTATTAGAAAAGTGAATGGCCCTTTTAGAACGGAAAAACAGGCTATGAATGACATTTTTTACAAATTCGACACTATTTGTTTAGAGCGACCATATATTGCTTGAAACGCTCCAGATAATTTTGTTGATGCTGTTTTAGCTGTATATCATTCAAAAATTTAACATCAGGTTCACCCGATCTTCTAGCACATACAACAACCGCACCTTTGGGTTGAATGTCGGTGAGTCGGGTGAGTCCTAGTGAGTACGCTCCAAGCTGATCTTTGTAGCTTTCATACATTTCCTCAGTACGTTTATTTTGGCTAGTTTTCCAATCGACTATGAATGGCCCTTCACCTTGGATGTCTACCATGCAATCACACGTTCCAGCAAATCCATGAATAGGGTTTTTACCATTATGAATGGCACTTGGAGTGTAATGAATGGAAAATTCTACGGCATGAATGGCAGTAACGTTTGCTTCTATAAAAGTCCGTAAACCTCTGGCGTACCCACTAGCGGAAAAGTTGACTTTAGGGGCATTTTTGATTGCTTTTTGCATTGCCCATGCCGTGATTTTTGAAGGGGCACGTTCCAGGCAATCGCCTCCAGTGGTCCAAACTCCTCGCTTATTCGCTGTTTGTCTTGCCAACTTTGCCGTGGTTTTGAGGATATATTCGGCATGATTATGTGCGTACGTTCCTCTTTGGGCGGCAAGATCACGTTCAGCAGGGCTGTTAGGGCGTGATAGCCAACGTTCCAGGGCATCTTTCTGTTCTTTGGGAGCTGTTTGATTAAGGATATGAGTAACTGAGCTATATATCTTGCCATCGTTATCTCTATATACACGGTGCGGATATATTGTGTTGGAGTCATCACGCTCCAGTTGCCATTTCCTTAGACCTGCCAATGCGTTTTGAGTGTCCAAGGTGACATTAGTAGGCATTAAGATACACGTTCCCATAATTAGTTTACCATAAAATAGCTAAAAAGAAAGGGGCCGATGAATGGCCCCTAAGTAACTAAGCAGTTGGTTGTTTGAATGGGTCCGTTCCATCAATAAGACGGTATATATCGAAGCCATCCGCTTTAACCTGTTCCCATGCCTCATCCTTATCTTGTTTAGCGTTCTTTCTTTGAGGAACACAGATAAGAGAGTATTTGGTGTCTTTCTTAACGCCTGTTCTACTAAGAGAGAAGTCAAAAGCAAGAAGATCATCTCTATAATCTTCCATCTGAGCAATCTGATCTAGCTGTGTAATCAGAGTCTTTTGACTGAACTGGAGGACTTGAACTCTTCCAGCATCGTAGTTATATATCGCAATTGCAATAGCTAACTTTGCAGGATCTGGAGCAGTACCATCAAAGTTCAATCTTCTGGTAGCTTCAGTGCCCATTGCCTCAGTTATATCTTCTGGAGTTGGATCTCCTTCAAATCTGTATGGGCGAGATTTTGTAGGGTCTTCAGTTAGAGATCCCCAAACCTCGAAGAAATCAATAGGGTTTTCCTGTAATAAACAGAAACGTACTGAGTCACCATCCTCCAATTTGGATGGATTTAGATAATTGTCTGTAGAGTTGGAAGACTTACTGCCTTCCTCTCTGGCTCTGTCGGATAAAAATGCCATAAAGAGTGCTAAGTGGGCTATGCCCTGAGTGCTCTGTAAATGTAGCATAATGACAGAGCCTTGTCTATAAGGTATAATGAAAAAACCCCTAGGGCTGGAGAGGCCGAAGGGGTTAAAAATTAAGTTTCTACAAGGGAATTGTATCACATGAGCAAGTTAAAAGCACTGTTAAGTTTCATTGAAAATTGTCCGTCTGATTGGTCTACGTGCCCGATATATAAAGAGGGAACCACACTCCCTAATGGTGATGCAGCTACAGGGAAGGTTCCTCACTTCGAGGCTAGTAAAGCAGGTGCAAAGTGGTCTCCTTCTAGATCAGCTCTATGTATTGAGCAAAATCCAGATACGTTCCAGGCATTTGGTGTTTTTACTGGTGTTAAGAGTGCAGGATTGTGCATATTTGATGTTGACTACAACCTCGGAGCGATTCAAAAGAAGTGGGGTAAAGATTTAACTGGGCCTAAAGTTACATCTAATAAGAAAAACGCTGCTAAGTACCTCTTTATTGTCCCTGAAGAGGATCGTTTACATGTAAGGGATATATCGCATACGGCTGCGGATAAAGAGGGTTATGAGGTCTTGTGGGGAAGGCAAGGTGTTTTATTTGGTGCTTATGGTGGTCACGCTCCAACTAAAACTCCTCCTGGGGAATACAAATTTGAGGGAGATATAAGCGATATACCTGTTGCTCCAACTTGGTTACTTGAAAGGATGAGGGAGCAATACAGAAAAGACAATGAGGATAGACCTAAGAA